GATCGCCGCAGGGCTGCGCTGTGGGAAGTCGAGACTCGCCGCGACGACTCTGATCATCGAAGCGCTCAAGTGCCCACCGGGTTCGGCGGTGCTGTACGTCTCACCAACGATGGGTCAGTCGCGGCAGATCATCTGGGACTTGCTGCTGGACCTCGGACGAGAGGTGATCCAGAGCAGTCACGTCAACAATCTGGACATCACGATGGTCAACGGAGCGCGCATCTACGTCAGGGGCGCAGACCGGCCGGACACGCTGCGCGGTGTGTCTCTGACGTATGCGGTGCTCGACGAGGTGGCCGACATCAAGCCCGAGGCGTGGGAGCAGGTCATCCGGGCCAGCTTAAGTGACCGCAAGGGCCGGGCGATGTTCATCGGCACACCTAAAGGCAGGAATTGGTTTCACGACCTGTGGAAGCTGGGGCAGGACGACCAGGACAAAGACTGGAAGAGTTGGCACTTCACGACCGAGGACAATCCGCTGATCGACCCAACCGAGATCGAGAGCGCCAAGAAGACCCTCTCCTCATTCGCGTTCAAACAGGAATACCTAGCGTCTTTCAGCAACGCGGGTGCGGATGTCTTCAAAGAGGAGTGGCTGAAATACGGCGAAGAGCCGCAGTACGGCAGCTACTTCGTGGCGGTGGACCTGGCTGGGTTTGAAGAAGTGGCCAAGCAAGCGGCCAACAGCAAGAAACGGCTCGACGAGTCGGCGATTGCGGTGGTGAAGGTGACCGACGACGGCAAGTGGTTCGTGAAAGAGATCGAGCACGGGCGCTGGGACATCCGCGAGACGGCGGCGAAGATACTCATAAAGATGCGCGACTACAGGCCACTGAGCATCGGCATCGAAAGAGGGGCGCTGAAAAACGCGGTTCTGCCGTATTTGTCGGATTTGATGCGTAAGAATAACGTATACAGTCACATTGTGGATTTGACTCACGGCAACAGGAAGAAAGCGGATAGAATCATTTGGTCGTTGCAAGGGCGCTTCGAGCATGGGAGAATCGTCCTGAACAGCGAAGAGGACTGGGACACGTTCGTGGACCAGCTTTTGATGTTTCCGTCGCAGGGCGTCCACGACGATTTGCCGGATGCGCTGTCCTACATCGACCAGTTGGCCGTCACCAGCTACTTTGAAGACGCAGATGACGAGGATTGGCAGCCGATGGATGTAATATCGGGGGTATAGCCACCGACATAGGGGTCAAAAATGGATCAAAACGAGTTTTACGAGCCGACAGACAACGACAAGGAGCTGACGGCTTTCGTCGTTGACCATTGCGACCGCTGGCGCGACTACCGCAACACCAACTTTCTGGATTCTTACCTGGAATATGAGCGGATTTTCCGTGGTGAGTGGGCCGCAGAGGACAAAACCCGTGATTCTGAGCGCTCACGCATCGTGACCCCGGCCACCCAGCAGGCGGTGGAGACCCGGCACGCGGAGATCATGGAAGCGATCTTCGGCCAGGGCGACTTTTTTGACATTCAAGACGACCTGCAAGACGTAAACAAGAACCCGATTGACGTTGGCGTGCTCAAAGCGCAGCTCATGGAGGACTTCAAGCAGGACAAGATCAGAAAATCGATTGATCAGATCGAACTGATGGCCGAAATCTACGGCACGGGCATCGGCGAGATCGTCGTGAAGAAGGAAAAGATCTTCGAGCCTGCAACGCAGCCGATTCCAGGGCAGCCAGGCCAAGCGGCCATAGGTGTGGTGGAGAAAGACCGCATCGCGGTCAAAATCATGCCCATCAACCCCAAGAATTTCTTGTTTGACCCCAACGGGACAAGCGTGGACGACTGCATGGGTGTGGCGATTGAGTCGTATGTGGGCATCCACAAGATCGTCGAGGGCATCGAAAAGGGCATCTACCGCAAGGTGGACATCACACCGACGTATGAGGACACCGATCTGGAGCCGACGCAGGAGCTGAGTCAGTACCGCGACGAAAAAGTGCTGCTATTGAAGTACTACGGCCTAGTGCCACGCGAGTACCTGACGGAGAAAGACGTCGAGGTCGAGGAACTGTTCCCCGACGACTCGGCTGCCGAGGACTACACCGACATGGTGGAGGCGATTGTCGTGATCGCCAACAACAATCTGCTGCTCAAAGCAGAAGAGAACCCCTACATGATGAAGGACCGCCCGGTCCTGACGTACCAAGACGACACTGTACCGAACAGATTACTCGGTCGGGGAACAGTGGAGAAGTCTTACAACATGCAAAAGGCGATTGACGCCCAAGTCAGGTCGCACCTGGACAGCTTGGCGCTGACGACCAGCCCAATGATGGGCATGGACGCAACCCGACTGCCGCGCGGTGCTCGGTTCGAGGTCAAGCCAGGCAAAGCGTTCATGGTCAACGGCAACCCAGCCGAGATTCTCTACCCGTTCAAGTTCGGCGAAACGAGTCTGAACAACCTGAACACGGCCAAAGAGTTCGAGCGTATGCTGCTGCAAGCCACTGGCACGCTCGACAGCCAAGGCATGGTCAGCCAAGTCAGCCGAGATGGTGCGGGTATGAGCATGGCCGTGGCCACGATCATCAAGAAGTACAAGCGCACGCTGGTCAACTTCCAAGAGGACTTCCTGATCCCGTTCATCCAAAAGGCGGCGTTCAGGTACATGCAGTTCGACCCCGAGCGCTACCCAAGCGTGGACATGAAGTTCGTGCCGACGGCCACGCTGGGCATCATCGCCCGCGAGTACGAGCAGCAGCAGTTCATCGGTCTGTTGCAGACGCTGGGGCCAAACACGCCAGTGCTGCCGCTGATCTTGAAGGGCATCTTGGGCAACTCCAGCCTGTCTAACCGCTACGAGTTGATGGAAGCGCTCGACCAGATGAATACCCCGAACCCTGAAGCCCAACAGATGCAGCAAATCCAGCAGCAACTGGCGCTGCAAGCGGCTCAGGCTCAGATCGCGGTCAACACGACGCAGGCCGAGCAGAACAGGGCAGAGGCTCAGAAGCTGCTGACCGAGGCGCAACTGATGCCACAGGAAGTTCAGGCCAAGGTGATTGCATCGACCACCAAGAACTTGCCATCGGGCAACGAGTCCAACGAGTTCGACAAGCGGGTGAAGATCGCCGAGTTGATGCTCAAAGAAGCGGACATCAAGAACAAGAACAAGATCGTCGAGTTGCAGATGGCTGACAAGCTGAATGCGCAGTCCAAAGTCAAGCAAGACTTCCTGACCAAACTGACCGACGGACTCAAGAATGGCTAACATCAAAGACCTGATCCAAAGCATCGAGTCCAGCGACTCGTCTTTTGACGAGAAGCTGGCGGCTATCAACGCGATGGAAGAGACTCTTGTGGCCATGCGGGCGCAAGAGCAAGAGGCCATTGACGACAACGTGGCGTTGATCGTTGAGGCGATCAAGGTGATGGAGCGCAAGGTAGAGGCCCAACTGGAGGTGGCCAGATCTATCGTGCCGGAGAAGGGCGACAAGGGTGAGCCAGGCCGTGATGGTAAAGATGGCTTGCCAGGCCGCGATGGTCTGCCAGGCCGCGATGGCAAAGATGGCCAGAACGGCCAAGATGGCCAAGATGGTGTGTCGGTTGTAGACGCCAAGATCGACTTCGACGGCTCGCTGGTGATCGTGCTCTCAACGGGCCGTGAGATCAACGTGGGTGAGGTGGTGGCCCCCGACCTGGCTGAAAAGATCAAACTGGTGACTTCTGGCGGCGGCACAAGCCAACAGGTGCTGGACACCCTGGCTAGTCTGCAAGCGCAGATCAACGCGATTGGGAACCCGTTTACCATCCCTGTATCAATCAACGTAGACAGTACATCTTCTGCGCTGACGATCAATCAGATTGGTACTGGTAACGCCCTGCTTGTTGAAGACTCTTCTAGCCCTGACTCATCACCAACTGTCATTGATCAGTTTGGTAATTTGATACTTGGAAAAACATCCAGAACAACTGCTACGTCAAACTGTATTGAGTCGAGTAGCGTAAGTTCAGGAACAGGTGGCCTTACACCTCAAGTTGGGATATATAACTACTCTTCTTCAACCGTCACTACTGTTGGCCCTTGGTTAAGTTTTTTCCGTTACCCATCTGGAACGGTGGGGACAACAGCATTTGCTCGGGACAATGATCTTCTTGGCGGTATACAGTTTTATGGACAACAAAGTAGTGGATCGCTTTTTAGCGGAAGCATCAGGGGAAGAGCAGCAAGTGATCTTGCAAGTGTCAACTTGTTTTATATCGCAGCGTCTCATCAATTTACAGGGCCTATCACCTCATCCCGTATCAACC